GGCATGAGAGCGCTTCTTCTAAAGGCGAAACATACCGATCGTTTCTAAATGTAGTTGAAGATGCCCGCATCGAGAAAATGATTCAAACTCGTTACCCTGGACTTCGTCGCTCATTTATCTCATCTTATAAGCGTTTGCTTGCGGATGGGTTCTTCGGTGCCGATATCGAGCGTATTAATCAGTATGGTCTTATTGACCGATTGAATACATACTTCAAGTGTGGTTCTATGGCTGGCGTTCGTATTGAGAAGTCAGAAATGACTTGGGTCAAGCAAATTGAAAAGCTACAAACTTGGGAAGATGTTGTTGAGTTGACTGACCGATTGTATGAATTCCTTATGGGTGAGCAAGCTGAGCGTGATCAAGAAATTGAAAATATCTTGTCTAACGAACCTGAGATTCAGGAAGATGAAGATGAAGAACTGGAAGACTTCGGTGACGTTGATGCCGATGACGAAGATGAAGACGAAGGAAATAGTGACGGTAAAGGTAACACCAACTCTGATGAAGATGGTGACGAAACTGATGAGGAAGGTGAGGGAGCAGGTGCCCCAGACGGTGATGAAGATGAGGGTGATGATTCTGATACAACTTCGGAATCTGAATCGCAGTCTGACGCTGGTGCTGGCGAATCTGGTGACAGTATGTTATCTTCTAAAACTGACTCGTCTCTAAGAAAGCAAATCGAGAACCACTTCGGTGACCGTAGTGATATTGCCTACGCTAATGTGACCCTGAACAATAATCCTGTTGATAGTTTGATTGTTGGTTACAAAGAAATATATAATGAATATCTTTACTTGACTGCTTCTGGTGATAATTCGCTTGAGGAAGAAAAGTATCAAGCTGCTGAGAATCGTCGAGGTCGCGAGAAAGGCAAAAGAATGTACAAAAAGTTCTTGGTGAATAACAAGAAGTCAATCAACTATATGATCAAAGAGTTTGAGATGAAGAAGTCGGCTTCGGCTTACTCTCGTCAGTCGGTATCTAAGACTGGTGTTATTGATCCTCTAAAAATGAATTCTTACAAGTTTAGTGACGATATCTTCCGCAAGGTTACAACTACTCAGGATGGTCAAAGTCACGGGATGATTATGTACGTTGACTGGTCAGGTTCTATGTGTGGCGACCTGAAGAATACAGTTGAGCAGTTGCTTAATCTTGTCCACTTCTGTCGTCAAGTTAACATCCCTTTCCGTGTGTTTGCGTTTAGTGACCGTGGCGATTCTGTTTCATATATCAATAGACAGGCTGCTGATAAGGTTGCTGATGACACTACCTTATATACCGATTGTTTTAGACTGCTCGAGTTCTTTAACAGTGATATGAAGAAAATTGATTTTGTAAGAGCTTCTGAGTGGATGCTTGCTATTGCTGAGTCAGTTTCTTACGGTTACTGGGGTCGTGGTTGGAGCGCTCCTCGTTGCCTACAGCTTGGCGGTACTCCTTTGGATGATGCTATTATTGCTGCTATTAAGGTTCATGAATCCTTCCAGAAGAAATATCGTGTTGATATTGTAAACACTATTTTCTTGACTGATGGTGACAGCCACTCTGCTAATTCTAAATCTAAGACTGGCGGTTATAATAGCATCTCTAGTCTGTTTGATAGTAAAGGTGATTGGAGAGTTCTGCACCTAAATGACCCTGTGACCAAAAAGCGTTATAGATGTGTTGGTTATCGTGGTCAACAAACTGCGACTTTATTGAAGATGTATCGTGAGCGAACTGGCTCAACTACTATCGGCTACAGAATTGTTCCTACTCAGCTTAGAAAGTTCCAGAGTGAGTTGCCTTCATCGATTACTTATTATGAGTCGATTGATCTTCATACTGAGCTGAAGAAAGAAAAGTTTGTAATCCTGCCTGCGTGTTTGGGTTACGATAAAGCCTATGCGATTGCTGGTGGCAAGAACCTTGAGACTTCTAATGGTGCGATTGAAGTTGAGGGTGGTGAGTCAAAAGCCAAGATACGAACTGCGTTTAAGAAAGCCAATAACGCAAGGAAAGGTTCTAGGAAATTGTTGAGCGACCTGATTGAAACGGTCGCTTAGTCATTACCAAAACGAATGACGACTATAACTAAAAGTAATGACAAAATGCTTTACTTTAATGATTAATTCTAGTATAATAGCGGTATAAATTGAGAAGAGAGAGAATATTATGTCTGATGTTAATACTTTGAAAAATGCTTTGATTGAGAAGTATGGCGACGTTGCCCTTCGACCTGCCCAGATCAAAGAAGTTGCTAAAGAACTCGGGATGCCCGATGCCCCTAATACGTTCTTTAAGAAAAACCTTAAAGTTGGATATGGTCTTTACAACTTGCCAGGATCTGCTCCTGCTCTTGTTGCGGAACCTCCTGCTGAAATTTCTGTACCAGCTGCAGCTCTTCAACCTAATGCGTTGGTGAAAGACCTCAACGTTGTAACTGATGGATTTACTGAGAACTTGGTTCCAGCCAAAGATCCTCTGTTTGTTCCTTTCGGAAACTTCGCTACTCTAAAGAAAGTTATTGGGTCACGTATGTTCTACCCGACTTTCATTACTGGTCTCTCTGGTAATGGTAAGACATTCTCGGTTGAGCAAGCGTGTGCTCAATTGAAGCGTGAAGTTATCCGAATCAACTTTACTATCGAGACTGACGAAGATGACCTAATCGGTGGTTTCCGTTTGATCGATGGCGATACTCGATTCTTCAAAGGTCCAGTTATCAAAGCAATGGAGCGTGGTACGGTTCTGCTTCTTGACGAGATTGACTTGGGCAACCCTGCTAAGATAATGTGCCTACAGTCGATTCTTGAGGGTAAAGGTTACTTTATCAAAAAGACTGGTGAGTTTATCAAACCTGCTGCTGGCTTCACGGTTGTTGCTACTGCTAACACCAAAGGTAAAGGTTCTGACGATGGTCGCTTTATCGGTACTAATGTTCTGAACGAAGCATTCCTTGAGCGTTTTCCTGTGACTGCTGAGCAGGAATATCCCACTCCCGCTGTTGAGAAACGTATCCTTAAAGCTGTGTTTGCTGACTTGGGTCTTGACGATGCTCCGTTTATTGACAAGCTGACCGACTGGGCTGACATTATCCGCAGGACTTTCTTTGACGGTGGTATTGATGAGTTGATCTCGACTCGTCGTCTGGTTCATATCGCCAAAGCCCATAAGATTTTTGGTGATCGAATGCAAGCTATCGACATGTGTATCAATCGTTTTGATGAGGATACCAAAACTTCTTTCCGTGATCTGTATACTAAGATTGACGAGGAAGTAAATGCCAATGATGATACTGTGGCGGAGCCGAGCTTCGACAATGAAGTTGGGTTTTAAAAAAGTTGACATTTATGAGACTATGCGTTATAATAAGTGTATGATGTTTATCTATAAAGGAAAAAGTTAATGAATCTAGAGATACAACTTGAAGAACTGCGGAAACGCAAACTTATGGTTGCTACTCCCATGTATGGTGGAAACTGTCATGGGATGTATGCCAAATCTTGCGCTGACCTTTCTAGGTTGTGTGCTCAATATGAAATTGATCTAAAATTCTTTTATCTGTTCAATGAATCTTTGATTACACGTGCCAGAAATTATTGCGCTGACGAATTTATCCGAAGCGATTATACGCACCTAATGTTTATTGACTCTGATATTGGATTTGATGCTAGTGATGTAATTTCTTTATTGGCTCAGATGGATCCAGATGATGATGATAAAAAAGAAATAATGTGCGGTCCATACCCCAAGAAAACTATTGCTTGGGAAAAGATTAAAATGGCTGTTGATAAAGGGTTCGCTGATGACAACCCAAACGAGCTTGATCGATTTGTCGGCGACTTTGTCTTCAACCCAGCTGATGATACTGAATCCATATTAATCGCTGAGCCTTGTTCTGTTCTTGAAGGCGGTACAGGGTTTATGATGATACAGAAGTCAGCTTTTGAGAAGTTTGATAAAGCATACCCTGATTACAGCTACTTGCCTGACCATGTTCGTACTGAGCATTTTGATGGCACTCGTGAGATTATGATGTACTTTCAGGCTCTAATTGATGAAAAGAGTAAGCGATACTTGTCTGAAGATTATATGTTTTGTCAATGGATGCGAGAGACTGGAGTTAAAACATGGCTTTGTCCTTGGATGAAGTTGATTCATGCTGGTTCCTATAATTTTGGTGGTTCGTTATCTGATATGGCAATACTTGGCGCTTCTGCTACGGTTGACTTTGATTCTGTCAGTAATACGAAAAAGAATAAAGGTAAGAAAAAGAAATGAGTGAGTATATAAATTATTGGTTAAAAGAGCCACCGAGCGAATCAGATGTTGCTGAGTATGAGCATCTTGAATATCCTGATTGTGATGGGTTGATAGATTACAAGTTTCGTGAGGATGAATTGATTGAAGAGTTTGCTGAATATATTGACCAGACGTATGGTGGTCATTATGGCCAAGGCGGTCTTCAGTCGTCGGAAGTTATTGTTGACCGAGGTCACGGTATTGGGTTTTTCCTTGGCAACGTTGACAAATATAATGGTAGGTATGGTAAGAAAGGATTTCCTTCTGATCACCGAAAGGATTTGATGAAGATTATCCACTATGGATTTCTTGCTCTTTATGAGCATGATCGTTTAAATAAAACTGATGATATTGAGGATTTTTATAATGAAGTTAAGTGAAAGCACTGTTGAAGTATTGAAAAACTTTTCAACAATAAACCCATCCCTTGTTTTTAAAGAGGGCAACTTACTACGGACTGTTTCTCCGCAAAAGAACATTCTAGCTTCTTCTGTAGTTGCCGAGTCGTTCCCTTCTGATTTTGCTATCTATGAGTTGAATCAGTTCTTGGGGCTGAACAGCCTATTCGATAATGGCGATATTGCTTTTGGTGAGAAATCGCTTGAGATTGCGCAAGGTTCTGCTAAGTGTAGTTATACATACACCGATCCGTCAATGGTAACAGCTCCACCTGAGAAAGATCTACAACTTCCTTCATCTGAAGTTAGTTTTGACATGAGTAGTGATACGCTGAAGAGCGTTGTAAATGCTGCTAATCAGCTTGGTCTACCAGAGATTGCGGTTCGTGGCGATGGCAGTACAGTTTCCTTAGTCGCAACTGACAGTAAGAACCCATCGACAAATGAGTACTCTGTCGAGGTCGGTCAGACTGAAGCAACTT